TGCTGAAGAAGCTACTCAAGCAGAACAACAGCCTGCTGAAGAAGCTACTCAAGCAGAACAACAGCCTGCTGAAGAAGCTACTCAAGCAGAACAACAGCCTACTGAAGAAGACATTGTTACTACCACTACTGATGCTGAAGGACAACCGTTACCAACTACTGGAGGAGCAGCGGATAGACCTTTTGCTGTGCCTAATGGACCGTGGGTGTACATAGGGGAAGGACGCTGGGTTCAAATTGATCCTGAGATTTTTACACAACAAGACGTGCTTATTAATAATGGAGACGGTACTTATAGCGTAGATCCTACAATTTATGAAAATGACGAAAACTGGGTTAGAACAGCAGAAGATCCTACTTGGAACCCAAATAACCCAGAAGTTTTTGATGTAGGAGACACTGGAGACATAACGGGTCAGGGTGATCCTTATGAACCAGAAGTAACTACAGAAGAAGATGATTCTTTTGTTGTTGTTGATATTTTAACTGGAGAAGAAACAGCCTCAGGCAATTTAGATGTTATCCTTGAGACTATTTTAGAACCAACTTTTGTTGAACCAGAAGAGCCTGTAGAAATTTTAGAAGAACAACCTGTAGTTGCTGAAGAACAACCTACAACAACTGATACTGGAACCGAACCTTCTGATCCTGATGGTGATGGACTACCAGACACCATGGATCCAGATGATGATAACGACGGTGATCCTGATGTAACTGACCCTGACGATGACAATGACGGCATTAGTGATCTTGACGAAGCCATTGTGGATCAGGGTGGCGTAGTTGAAACTGATGGTGGAACTGATGGTGGAACTGATGAAGGTACTGCTGATGGTGGCGGTGCTGACACAGGTGGCGCTGGTGACACGGGTGGTGCTGGAGAAACAGGGACTGGCGAAGGTGGCGCAGGAGAAGGCACTGATGGTGAAGGCACTGGTGAAGACGGGACAGGTGAAGGCGAAGGTGGTGACGGAGAAGGTGAAGGAGACGGCACTGGTACAGGCATAGGTGGCACTGGTTTATTTGCTGCTCCTTCTCTTGCTAAACCAGTGTATGAACCTTCGTACAAAGGCATAGGATACCAAACGGAATTACTTAAGCCACGTTTATTTGATTTTATTGATTATTCAATTCTTGGGAACAGACAACGATGACGTACTTAGAATTAGTTAATGGAGTCCTGAGAAGACTCAGAGAAAACACAGTAGGCTCTGTGACTCAGAACACCTATTCAGAGCTTATTGGGGACATGGTTAATGACTCTAAGCGCATCGTAGAGGACGCTTGGGACTGGTCTGCGTTGAGATCTACGTTGACAGCCACAACAACGGCAGGTGGTTTTAATTATGTTCTCACTGGTAGTGGCAACAGAATTAAACTGATTGACGTTGTTAATGACACGTCTAACTGGTTCATGACGTACAAAGACTCACACTGGATGACCAATGCCTACTTGAATCAGGAAGCACCTTCTGGTGCACCTCGTTACTTTACGTTCAACGGTGTTGACGCTAATGGTGACACACAAGTAGACCTGTACCCAAAACCTGATGGTGTGTATACGATTCGTTTCAACTGTATCCTACGACAGGACGACTTGTCAGCCGATGGAGACCAGCTGTTAGTGCCACACATGCCCGTAGTTCATCTAGCGTTTGCTATGGCTGCTAGAGAACGTGGTGAGACTGGTGGTAGATCAGCGGGTGAACTCATGGGCTTTGCACAGAACTACTTGTCCGATGCAGTAGCTCTGGACGCACAGAAGCACCCTGAAGAAACAGTCTACATGGCAGTGTAACACATGGCTCAAGACAGACAGAACATCACGATTGCTGCACCAGCGTTTAGAGGACTCAACACGCAGGACTCACCGATTACGCTGGACGCTTCCTATGCTTCCGTTGCGGACAACTGTGTCATTGACCAGTATGGTCGTATTGGGTCACGCAAGGGGTTCCTAGCGCTCACAACGGACACTACACCGATTAACGGCAGCAACGGCATAGAAGTCATCAAGGAGTACATTGATCCTGACGGAACTAATGTTGTATTCTCAGCAGGCAACAATAAGATCTTCAGTGGTACAGCCACATTGACTGACGAGACACCCGTAGCGTACACCATTACTGCTAATGACTGGAAGATGGTCAACTTTAATGACAGCATCTATATGTTCCAGAGACTACACGAGCCTCTTGTGTACTCCGCAGCGTCAGGTGCTGTAGAACCCATGTCTTCTCTGGGTACTGCTGTTGGTACACCACCTGAAGCTAATGAAGTCCTGTCTGCTTATGGAAGGCTGTGGGTGGCTGACATCAGTACTGACACCTCTACTGTCTACTGGTCTGACCTTTTGAATGGCTCAGCGTGGACAGGTGGCACATCAGGGTCAATTAACTTGAACAAAGTATGGCCCAACGGTATGGACGAGGTTGTTGCACTGGCTGCACACAATGACTACCTAATCATCTTCGGTAAGAACGCCATCTTGACTTACAGTGGCGCTACGGACCCTTCCACGATGCAACTAGCGGACACTATTGCTAACGTGGGTTGTGTCTCAAGGGACTCTGTGCAGCACACTGGTACGGACCTGCTGTTTCTGTCCAACGAAGGTGTCAGAAGTTTAAGCAGGACGATACAAGAGAAGTCCCTACCTATGCGGGACATCAGTAAGAACGTCCGTAATGATCTATTGTACATCAACACACAGCAAATTAATAGTCCACTTAGGAGCGTCTATAGCCCAGAAGAAGCTTTTTATCTTTTGTCCTTCTCTGACTCCCAGTTTGTCTACTGTTTTGACATGAGGACGCCTCTGGAAGACGGGTCACATAGGGTGACTACGTGGTCCAATGTAAACTTGAGATCCTTCACTAGACTTCAAGACGGCTCAGTGTACGTAGGTAGTGCAGAAGGCATCTCTGAATACTCTGGTTATCAGGACTTTGGCTCCAGTTATGACATGAGTTACTTTAGTAATCCCTTGACTTTTGGGGACAGCTCAAGACTGAAGATGCTCAAAGAAATCATCATGACGTTCATTGGTGGTCAGGGTGCCCAAGTAAACATTAACTGGGGCTATGACTATACACAAGCGTACACCAAAGAGATCGTTACGATTGACTCTGGTAGTCAGGTGGCTTACTACAATGAGAACGAGTTTAATGAACCAGATTCAGAATACAGTGCTTCAATTATCGTGGACAGGCCCAAAACTAAAACAACAGGCACAGGTACAGTAGTGACTATAGGTATTGAAGCAACAATCAACAGCAACGCTTTATCTTTGCAGGAAGTTAATATACAAGCAATAATCGGTAGGATGATATAATGAGTAATTATACAAAGACCACAAACTTTACCGCCAAAGATAGTCTTCCTACTGGCAACACAGCGAAGATTATTAAAGGCGTAGACTTTGACACAGAGTTTGACGCAATTCAAACAGCGGTAGCCAGTAAGTCGGACTCAAACAGTCCTACGTTTACAGGAACCGTAACAGCGGCAACAGTGACCGTCACGGGTACACTAACTGCTGGTACTATTGACGGAGGAGTGTACTAATGGCGCTCATTGATGACTTATTAGGCTTAGGATTTGACATCACCCAAGCTCAAAACCTAGCGGACCAAATACAGCAGTTCGGTACAGAAGCTCAAACAAAAGCTGAAGAAATAGGCACACAGGCCTATGACGCTATGCAGTTTAAGCCGTTTACGGTTACTTCAGGGGTTGGTGGAGTAACAACAACTGCTGACGGCAGCACAGCAATGCAGCTAACCCCGGAGCAACAAGCGCTACGCAATACACTCTTTGGTGGTTCTCAGGCGCTCGCTGGGCAAGCCACAGCAGCCTACGATCCTATTTATGCTCAAATTGCACAGCAGGCATACGGTGGCGTGTCTCCTCTTCTCACGCAGGCTCAGCAGGCTTCTATGGATGCTGGAGCTATGGACAGAGCTGCTAGAGAACAGCAGGTCTATGGTCAGCTCAGGGCGCTACAGTCGCCTGAAGAAGAGCGTCAGCGGTTAGCTCTGGAAAGTCGTTTGGCAGCACAAGGCCGATTAGGTACACAAACGGCTCAGTTTGGTGGCACACCAGAAGGCTTAGCTCTTGCTAAAGCACAAGCAGAAGCTCAGAACCAAGCTGCACTTATGGCTATGCAGCAGTCCGGAATTGAACAGCAACAGGCAATCTCCAGAGCAGCTGGATTACAAGGGCTTGCTGGCGGTATGTTCGGAATGGGCGCTCAGGCTCAAATGACGCCTAGACAACTACAATCAACAGACCTACAGAACTT